TCTAGCAAAATAGCTAGACATCCTTCTTTTATTTTCACTAATTATTTTATCTAGCATATCTTCAAAAGTTTTTCTTTCATTTGCAGGTGAAAATACATTTAATTCATCTGACCTAAAGAAAAATTGTAATGCTTTTAATTTTACCCTATCTTCTTCAATATATTTTTGATACATCAAATTAACAATAAGGCTAATTTCTAAATGAGTTAATTCAAAATTAAACTCTTCTTTTTCTTTATTGATGTCATATAAATCAACATCAGGATTACCATTATCATATATTTCCTCAATTGCTTGAGTAAATAGTTCTATCAAATGATCTCCAACAATTGATTTTACTTCATCTTCTGATAAGTCTTTATAATCAAAAAAATCTTCATCATTTTTTATTTTCTTTATAAACCTATCATATATTTTTTCAAGAGGTGTGTTCATTTATATCACCTCACTTTACTTTTCAGTTTTTATTTTAGCTTTGGTTTTCTTTTCTGCTGGCTTTTTATTTTCTAATTCTTTCTTTAGTTTTTCATTTTCATTTTTAACTTCTTCCATTTGTGAAGTAAATTGAGATTCTAATTCTTCTTTCATTTTTTGCATCATATTTTCAAACATCTCTTTTTGAGCTTTTAATTCCTCATCGTTTTTTATTTCTACTTCTTCCTTCTTTGTTATGTAATCATTTATATTTATTTCTGAACTAGAGTTTGGTCTAAATTTTAATTCTTCATATCTTTTATTTAAGCAAGATACTACCCTTGGACTTACATCAATATTAGCCATTCCTAATTCAAACAAAACCTTTTTCATTCTAGTTATTAATGTTAAAGATTTTATTTTTATAATTCTTTCAAAAGTTTCTTTTTCAGTAACTTGTAGAAAATCCCTTATTTCTTTTTCTGACATTATATTTTCTTTATCTAAAATATGAAGCTCTTTATATATTTCATCTTCTTCTTGTTTATTAAATCTCAATCTTCCAACTTTAAAAAAGTCTGTTTTTGAATTAGCAATTTTTATATCTCTAAAAGAAATAGGCTCTATAACAGGGTTGTCATAAGTACCCATTTCCATCACTATTCCTTCTGGAGTTACTGAACTGGGTAAGATAGCCATACCTTCATAATTCAAAACCTCAATTATTCTATCATTAGGTATCATATATTCTTCTCTCCTCTAAAATAATATTTTTAAAATAAATAAGAGATATGTTTTACCATACCTCTTATAAGTTCATTAGCCTAAAGTTATTCTAGCTATTTTATCTAAATGATAAATCACATAATCAAAATCATAACCTGTGAATTTTAAGTGTACTTTTTCATTGTTATTGTCCATAGTTTGAAGAATTCTTAATTCCCCTCTCATATCTAAATCACCAACTTTGTCAGCAATTCCTAATATTCTTTTATCTGGCACTAATGTTTGTCCATGCCCAGTTTTCTTTGCTGAAGATACCCCATTTATTTTTACACCATTATATAGAGCTATTCTTCCATATCTATTTAACTCATTTTTCATATCTTCAGAACAATAACCTTCAAAACCAGACATTTTGATTATAGAATTTGTATATTTAGTTAATCCAATTATATAAGGATTAGTTCCTCTATCTAATAAATATGTAGAAAGATTATCTAAAGCAGCCATAGTTAATGTTGATCCACTAGCTATGTCATTTTCTCCACCAGTAGTTAAAGCATTGTCTATAGCATTAAGTAATCTAAAATACTTTTCGTTTTGTAATGCTTCTTCAGCTAATTCAGTTAACTTAGCTATACTTTTATATCCATTCCTTCTTAAATCAGAATATTTTATTTCAGTTTCAGTTTGTAATTTTACTGTTTGTGTATCGAAAACAGATGGGTCTATATAAGATTTAGGAACATTACCACCTCTTACTGCATCGTATACTTTTAATGTATTCTTAGGTAAAACTTCAGCAGCTTTTTCATCAAATTCTCCTATTGTTCCTATATTAAATAAAGCATTCAATAAAGCATCGTCTGGATTAAATACTTCTGGTTCTACAACCTTTTTTATGTATTCTGCTATTTCATTATTTGGGTCTGTTCCTCTATTTCCTATTTCTTTAGCCCATACATCTACAACTTCTGATATTTCTTGTTCTTCTTCGGAAAGAGTTATTCCTCTTTGTACTTTATTAGCCCAATCAAACATAACTCCCTTTTTATTCATTAATTCTGATATTTCTATTTTCATAATTGTTTCCTCCTCGTAACTTCCTAATAATATTTTAAAATTATTTTTAATTATTTTACTGTATGTACTTCAACAACTTCAAAAGCTGATAGCTTATGACCAGCATCACTATATTCACCAACGAATTGAAGAATAGATTCTTGACCAGCAGTAGCTTTTACTAATTTACCTTTTGAAGCAAATAAATAATCTCCTACAGCTAAATCTTTTGTATCAACTTCATCTGAAGCCCATGTTTCTCCTATTCTTGGTTTTATTAATAAACCTAATGAATTTTCTTTTATTGTATCTGCTTCCTCTGTGTAATCTGACACTTCTGAATTTGATAAATGACCTATTGGTTGATAATCAAAGTCAGCTAAGTATATTCCTGTTCCAACTCCATCTGCTTTTTTTGCCACTTTTCCAGAATAGTCTTTTACTAAGACTGCTCCTCTTTTAACTTTTTCACCTATCTTATAAATTTCTACTGAATTAAAATCACTTGCTATTAAATTTCTTAACATACTTGTTTTCCTCCTTAATATTTAATAATTATTAAATTATTTTGATTTTAAAAAAGACTTCATAACATCTGTTGGAGATATCAATGAGTCTTCTTCACTAACTTCTAAATTTTTCTCTGCTTTTTCTATTTTTTCTGTAGATGTTTCTGTATTATCTAATTGTTTTATAACTCTTTCAGCTATAACAGCTTTTATACCTTTCTCATCAACATCCTCAACTAACTTCTTCAATTCTTCTGATGTTTCTAATTCCTCAGAAGTAATATATCCTCCTTTTGTCGCTAATACTTTCAAATCTTCTCTTTTTTGTGCTATTTCAGCTTGTTTCTTTTCCTCTTCTGCTTTTTCTATTTGTTCTTTAAAAGGTGTTAATTCTGAAATTGCGTTATCTTTAGAAGATATTGTTTCTTCATGAGTTTTTATTGTTTCGCCTAATTTAGTTATAGCATCCACTTTTTCAGAAACTTCATTTTCTAAATTTTCTATTTTAGTAGATAACTCTTTTATAGTAGTTTCCTTTTCAGAAAGTAATTTTGCTGTTTCATCTAATTGAACTATTACTTGTTGTGATTGTTCAATTTTATCTTTTTGTACAAATGTCATTTTTACTTCTTTTTTCTCATCTATAGATACATTATCTTCTTCATCTACAGTATACAAAACTTCAATATAATCCTCATCTTTTCTTTTATCATTATCCATATCATAACAAACAATCCTGTGTTCTTCAGGATACATTTTTACAATTGAATAATATGGAGAGCTACTCCATCCTTTAGGATTTAAAGAATCCCAAATTTTCTTATTCAAATCTTGAACAGTTAAACTAGATACTTCTTTCTTTTTCATGCTTGTGTTATCCCCTTTCTCTTTCTGTTTTAAATTACTTTTTATTTGAGTTTCTTCAGCCACATCTTGTGTAAATGCCTTTATCAACTCCACATCTTCTACTTCTTCTTGATTTTCTTCTGCGACTTCTAATACACCTGCATCTTTATAGGCAGGGTTAATATATTTTCCCAGTACACAGTTACCTAACCAGTAAATTTTCTTCAACCAAATTATTCCTTTATCAGAATAACTATCATCATAAGCTATTTCCCAAGATGATTTTAACCTACCTTCTGAATATAATTTCAATAAAACTTGTGTACTTTGCTCATATCTTGTCCAAAATACACAATCTGCAACAATACATCTTTTTTTAATCTTATTAATCTCTATGTCTTCTATATAAACAGAAGTATGAGTTCCTATAGGACTTGTACCAAAAACAGATTTTTTTATTAATTTACCATTTTCATCTTTTTGATAAATTTGTTTGAATTCATGTCCAGAAAAATCTAATTCACCATCTTTATTTTTTATTACTTTTGCTACAACAGGTTTATTTTTTAAACCTGCTATTTCCTCTTCTGTTAAATCTTTTTCTCTTAACCCCTTTTTATTTAAATTTCCTTCATCTAAAGGACATATTAGAAACTTAGCCTTTAAAATAGTAGGGTCTTCTTTTACTTCACTTAATTCTAAAATTGAAGCATTAAATTTTTCCTTATTCATATATTATTTCACCTCCTTTACACTTAAAAATTAACCAAACTCTATATTCTTACTGTTGATTATTTCATAATTATTATTATGTAAATTTTCACTATCACAATTGATTATTAAATTATTGTCTTCATCTATTTCTACAATAATAATCTCATTACAATTAGGACATTCTAATTTTATTCTCGTCATTTAGAATCTACCTCATCTTCATTTCTTCTTTCCTTGTCCTCAACAACCTTGTCCATATTTTTAGTTTCACCATCTTTTAAAGCTGTTGGTCTACCTGCCTTCTTATCTTCGTCTGTGTTTTCTTCATTGTCCCCAGTATAAGTATAAGAAGTTTGTCTAGGATAAAAAGTTTCTTTATCTAGGATTTCTTTGTTTTCTTTTTGTCTTAATAATTTTTCTGTTTCATAGTTTCTACCTAACATTTCATATGTAGATTTAAAACTCATACCAAACTTATTGAATAATATATCTGCAAACTTTAATTTTAATTCTATTTTCATTAATTCAGCATTACAAACTTTAATATCAGGACAATATTTTAAATCAAAACCATTATCTATTAGTATCCCTTCACACCATTTCTTTAATATATCTTCTAACTGTTGTGCTATTTTATCTATCATCTTCATTAGTTGGTCTATATTAATTTGTGCTGAGGCATATGCACCCTTTTCAGATATTAAAAATCCTATGCCCAATGCTGTTGCAATTTTGCTTCTATATAAATTAATAGTGTTTATATTAGTAGGTTCTATTTTAGGTTCTACATATTCAATTTTTTCTACCCAAGGATAAGAGGAATATACTACGGGATCATATTTCCATGCTTCTATAAATCTTTCATGTGCAGCTATTGTTCCTTCATGCCATTTAACATTTGTATTATTAGAATCATCAAACAGCTCTTTTCTTAATACTTGATGTATAATTTTTTTACCTCTAGCCTTTAAATTTTTATCATCACTTTCTTCTATCACTTCTAATCTTAAGCATGGTTTTATTGCTTTAAAATATGGAGATAATCCATATTTTCTATTTATATTATTTACTCTTAACATACCTGTATTTTTAATATTTAGCTTTGCATAATTATCATTGTTTTTAAAAGCATTAAATACTTCAATAGGATAATTCTGTTTTATTTCCTCATCAAGACTATTGAAAAATAAAGATTTGCCATTTCTATTTTTTTTATTTATTTTTCTTAATCTTTTTTTTAGTTCTTTTATATCTATTAATAAATAGGGTTCACCATCACATAGATAATCTGAAACTTCCAACACGCCTAATGGATAATAGTCTATTTTGTATTCTTTATTAACAGGGTCTTTTCTTAAGTACATTCCATAATTACCTTCATCAAATGTTGAAGTTATACTTTTTGCTATAAGATTTTTTATTCCTATTTTTTTAAGAAAATCTTTTATTAAGTTTTCTACTTCATCATACGTTTCTTTTTCATCTTCAGTATAATTAGGAAACTTTATCTCATAATCTGTATTAACATTCGTTTCAATAGCTTCATGTACTCTACCAATCAAATCATCTTTATTTATATAATATCTGACAATTTGATTTATTTTTAAAATATTATCCAAATTATTTTGAGCATTATAAGCTAATTTATCTATATCTTTAGGTGTTATGTCAATACCATTAGTAGATGTTTCACTATTATAATACGAACTATAAAAATGATTTCTTGATTGATAATTATGTACAGCCTGTTCTATTATACTTTGACCTAAAGCATCACTTGTAACCAATGTAGCATCTTCATTTAATTCAGACACTTTTATTTTCTTTGCCATCTTCTCACCTGCCTTTATATGTATATCATCAAATTATTTCTTATTAGAATGAAACTTTTGTAACACAACTCCTTAAAGAAGACCAATCAACTTTTGGAGCATCTTTCCCTACTATCTCTTTTCTTCTTAATTCCTGTAGCCTCCATGACAACATTGCCAAACAATAAGCCCTATCATCATGCATTTTCTTTTCTTTTTCTGGAGGTAAACTATATTTAACGGATGTACCATTTTCATATCTATATATATTTACTAGTTCTTCTTTTACCAAATCAATTTGCTTTAACGATATTTCTTCATCAGAACTAAGCTTATATTGTTTTAAATTGTTATTTTCATCTAAGCTTTCATCTCCATCTAAATATATATATCCTTTCATATCATAATCTTTAGTAAACTTTATTAAATCTAAGTTTGTCATTTCTTCTAATGCTGAAAACATTTCATTCTTATATTTTTTAGGACTAATTAGTTTAATTTTATTTACTGCATTTGGAAACTTTGAAATATGTTCTTCACTTACTTCTTTATCTATCAAGCCTTTATGTTTTAAACCATTTTTATCTTTCCAATCTTCCATAAAATAATCGCCAATTATATGTCCGCCTCCACCAGCACCAGAATCGACCATTAACAAATCAATATTTTCATAATCCGCCTTTTGATTTCCATTGTAATCCAATAATAATTGTTTCACATATTCAATTTGTTCAGGTGTTCTTAATTGTTTTTTACTTTTTTTGCTAACATCTAAAAAACATACACAATTCAATATCTTTAAATACCATCCTATATTTTCATCAAAAATTTCCTCAGCAATAATTACTATTGAATTATCATAATCGTGTGCAGGGTCATAAGCCATAACTATTCTTCTATCATTATCATTAAACATAATTGGTTTATATGAGAAACTATTTCTTATAACTGTGGCTCTTTTAACAATTTGATTATCTCCACCCTCTTTGGAAAATATATTTCTATATTCACGATTGGCTTTTTCTGGATTTTCTCTAGTTGCATTATCTATTTTATCTTGAGTTATTAACGCTACTGGATAGATTTTACCATTAAATGTTGCATTCATAACAATCTCACTATTTATATCTGCTACAAAATATCTTTTATCTCCTAGAAACATTCTCTTAGAAAATTCTTTGTATTTTTTAAAGAAATATGTGTCTACACTAGATGCAGATGAAGCATATATTAATTGATTCGGAAATTGTTTTGGTAATAGAGTTACATCTGAATCTCCACCTAGTCTGAAATCACTATTTTGAGTTGTAAAAGGTTCAGTAGCCACAAATAACTCATCTGGTATAAAACCTGCTTCATCGTAAAAGTTACAATTACTTCTTTTACTTCTTAGATTATCTGCAACACTATTTAGAGTATTAACTTTACTTCCATTAAATAATTTGTATTCAAAAGAATTAGGATTATGGGTAAACCCATCAGAGTTACTAACACTTTTTACTAGTTCATTGTAAAAAATATCTGTTAAACCAGTAAAAGAGGCTATTTCTTTCTTCGCTATTTTTTCAATTTTTTGAAACAACTCTTTTGATTGTGAACCATCTCCAGCTAATAGATATCCTTGAAAATTAGGAACTAACATTGACTTTGCCATTATAAAAGGACTTCCTAATGTAGATTTACCACTATTTCTACATTGACACCAAACACAAAATGGAGTTGTCCAACTATTTAAGAATACATATTTTTGATAATCTAAAAGTTCAATTCCAAAAAATCTATCTACGAATTTCACAGGATATCTTCTACCCCATTGTATTACTTGAGCTAATTTAATATAATTTTCTTTTTTTCTTTCAGACATTTCTATCTTAGTTTTTTTCACTTGATAATCCATATATTAGCTACCACCTTCTTTTAATTGGGATAGCTTAACCTTTAAATTCCTATTTTCTTCTTCTAATTTATCAGCTTTGTTTTGAAATTTTTCAATTAATATTTTTTGTTCTTTAATTATTTCAGTATAATCATTTTCATCAAACATAAGTTGTTGCGATATACTTTTATTACTTGCGTTTGCTACTTGCTGCATACCATCACATGTTTCAATATCAAATAAATTTACTTCTGCTTCACTAAATCCTAAGTCTTGTAATTTTTTAATTGTACCTGTTAAAGTTCCTGCCCCTTTTGATTTATTTAAACTATGATTAACACTTATTCCATTATCTTTTGCCATATTTAATATTGATGCTAACATATTTTTCTTTGCCCCAAATAAAGTATTGATAGAACTTGCACTATTAACTATATTAGATTTATCATTCATATACTCTGTTAAGGCATTATCTATTTTATCTACTTGATTAAAAGTTTTAACTATTTGTATAACTGTAGGAATTTTAAAACTATCTTCTAAGGTAGATTCATCTAAATAATCAATCAGACTATTATATAATTTATACTTATCTTCTTCAGGTTCATTAACAAAAGGGTCATATCCTAAAAGCTTTATAACATCTTTTTTAGCTATTTCTATGTGTTCTCTTGTTTTTTTATCTATTTTACTTTTTTTATTATCACTTTCTTTTCCATTGGAACTGTCGATATCTTCCCTTTCTCCATCTTTCCAAGTTAAAATTTTACCTTTCTTTCTTAAATTTAATTGTTTTATGTATATACCTAAATGATTTTTGGTCTCTGCCATTAATACATTTTGAAATATATCATTGAAAAATGGCTTGTCTAAATAAGTCTTTAATACAAATTTTAATTTTTCAACATCAAATACACCTTTATCATAAGTTAATTCGGATAAACACTCTTTACAATATGGACAATATCCTCCAAATATTTCATTTTTCAAAGATTGACTGCGATAAAATTTATCTACAGTTAATTCTCTTTTGCATTGTCCTTTACATTTCATCTTAGGTTTACTAGCCATTTTTCATCTCACTTCCTTTCTTTCTTTCTACATTTCATGTAATACAAAAAGAAGTCACATAGTAGTAACTTCTCTAAAATTATTCTATATTTAATTAATTCTCATTTAGACGTATCTAAGAAGATACGCCCTCTCAAAATTAACTTCTAATAAAATTCCTATTTTAACAAATTATTTATATGTATGCTTTGCCTGTATAAGAAACAATTCCACCTTCTGCCTTTTTCTCTACTCCAAATTCTTCTAAAACCTTACCTGCAAATTCAGTTAAAGCATATCCCAAAATTTCTTCTTTACATTCATTATCTAATATTAAACTAACATAATCATCTATTAAGTCTGCTAATTGAAAATATAATAATTTGCCATCATATGGCTTGTTATCTATTATAGAATTACCGCCAAATATAGCATCTAAATCTATTTCATCATCTTCAGTAGTTACCCATTTGCTACAGCATTCACAACAATTTTTACAATCACATTCTTCATCATAATCTATAATCTCAACTTTAAAATTATTACCTTCTAAATAATTAAATAAGGTTGGATTGTCCTCTAAAATATTATTATCTATAATGAAATAATCACTACTTGTCATTTTTATCTTATTATCAACTTTTAATGGCTCTACACAAAAACATTCCTCTCCAAATTTAATGACATAATATTCATTCATATCGGATTGTAAGTCAATTCCTTTATAGTCTGTGTAATCCATATTACCAAACTCACACATTAATAAATCTGCTAATTCATAATTACAAACTGCTTGTATCTCATCCTCTTCATAAAATTTATTTATCACATATTCTATAAAATCATCATAATCATTCAATCTCATATTAAAAACCCCTTTATTTTTGTATTTTTATTAAATTGTTTTACTTTAAATTAATCTAATTGAACATCTTTAATTATTTCTACTTGATTATCTCCAATAACAGCTATTGTTTGACTTGCAACTGTTGAGCATCCAAATCTTTTTGAAAAACTATTATATCCACTTAAACATCCAGTAGTTACAATATATCTTTTATTATTTTCAGATTCTAATTTAAAATTATGCCAATGTCCTTGAAATAAAATATCATAAAATTCATCATCCATAGAAATTTCATTTTTCAATGTGGTTTTTCCATCTTTATTATTTTGAATATCTCCATGAATAAATTTACATTTTAATCCGTTTATCTCTTTAATTATTTCTTTATCAGTATGATTTCTTTTTATGATATTTGCCCTTTTATTACCACTTAATTCATTATATCTTCTAATTTGTTCGGTAATTATATTGTCAGCATTATCCCCATCATAATTTGCTGAATAATCTCCATTCATTCTATCATGGTTTCCTGCTATAGAATCATATTCAACATAACAATATTTACATAAAGAAACTATTAAATAATAAATTAAGTCTATTGCTTTATTTATTTGTTCAGATTGTTGAAATTCACAATATTGATGTTGATTTTTTCTCATAGAATTATGTTCAATTGTGTCTCCAGTATTTATTAAATATATCTTTTTAATATTATACATTTCTATGTATTTATAACATTCATTTATAAGTTTATCTATTCTTTGTTTTGCGACTTCGTAATTATAATAATTACCCTTACAATTATTTATAACACATCCTATGTGAAGGTCGCTGATATTTAGAATCATAGTATGATTCTGTTTGTTAAAAGCTATTTCATTATTACAATATTCAGGTATAACAACCGTAAAATTGTTTTCTTCCATATATTTCTTTAGATCATTTGATAATTCAATAGTTTTAATAAATTCTCTTTTAATTCTATTTAATTTATTAGTTTTATTGCGAACTTCTTGTTTTTTTATATCTAACTCTCCTAGTATATTTTTAACTTCTTCTAATAAACTATCATCAGATATATTTTTTATATTTTCATTCTCTAACTTTTTAAACATTTTTTCTACAACGTAAAATGCTTTTCTTAAATTTTCTGAGGAATAAGTATTGTCTTCTTGTAGTATAATATTACCCCATTCTATGTAATCAATATCAAGTTCTTTCTTTCCAAGGGTTATTCTTTTATAATAATCAAATAAGCTTTCCCCTTCTTTTCTTTTTAGAATCTCCTCCATTATTTCTCTCCTTTGAAAACTATTTTAAAATATAATCATTAAATTATTTTATATTAAAACTTTTCATCTAATATAAATTCACATCCATTTTCGCAATAGACTACATATGTACTTGTACCTACCTTTTCAATACTAAACTCATCTAATACTACTTCTCTACCACATTGGTTACATTTTATTTTTTCTCCATATCTTTCTTCTATGTTCATCTTTTAAAAATTCTCCTTTAAAAAATATGTATTAATTATCTTCTTTTATTAATTCATTAAGATCGTCATCATTTAAATGCTTTCCTAATATATCTGAAATCTCTAGATTTTCTTCCCTACACATAGCAATAGCTGTCTTTAATCTCATAGTTAATTCCTCTTTATTTCTAAGCATTGATAATGTTTGAGGTTTGGTCTTTTTATATGTATTATTTAAATAATTAGTCATTCTGCTATTTATATTAATACCATATCTATATAAAATATTCTTTTTCCATGTTATCCATGCTTGTGCAAAATTATGTATGCTTGAACCATATCTTCTTACTAAAGCATTTATTATACTTTCATTAGCCCATTCAGAAACATCTTTAGCTAATAATTTATTTTCTTTTTCCAGATTAACTATTTGCTTTTGCTGATTTTCTATATTTACAAATAGACCTTTTACTATTTCTTTATGGGTATTATCTAAAGCATTAAAATATGTATTTACCATTAATTCTGCATTATTTATATACCCACCTGTTTTACGAATTGTAGGTAATACTTCTTTAGTAACCCATTTTCTAAAAGGCTTAACTTTATCAGTTTTCATTTCCAGCATTAGATCATAAAGCATTTCTTCAGTTAAATATTTGTGTCCGTTATGGACACAAGGTTTAATTTCAGCATTTTTAATATTATCATTAATTCTATCTTTTCTTGGATATAACTTACCTGCTGAATTTTGCTTAACTTGTCCTAAAATCATTCCTGTAGAATATAACTCAAATAATGGCTCTCCATTTTCAATTATTATTTCTACATTTTGTCCTTCAAATTGTTTGGTTAATATTTCTTCTTGATTAATTTTTGTTAATTGATTTTTCATAAAATCATTCCTCCTATATAATAAAATTTAAGTAGCCTTTCACCTACTACGACCTCTCTGTTATGGACTTCTCACTCTTATCCATTTCTCTGTCATTATATAGGAGTACAATACTGTCTCACGACATGATGCACTTGGCACAGGATGAAAGAATCGAACTCTCATAAGTGGGTTTGGAAGCCACCGTCTTGCCATTAGACGAACCCTGCATATTATAAATACTAAAAATTCACCTGTTATATAAAATAAAAGATGAATTTTATGGTATCTACAAATTATTTTATTATGGCGGAGTGGACAGGACTTGAACCTGCATACCGAAAAACGATAAAAGATTAGCAATCTTTCGTGTTTACCAATTCCACCACCACTCCAAATATAAAAGGACATCACTACAAAACAGTAATAACGTCCTTTTTTAGTCTATGCTTGTACAAGTCATAGCTAATTTACACTTTTAACTTTTTTAAAATATTCCTTTTTGATTCTATCTCTTTTTATCCATTGTTTAATTGAATCTCCGTAATTAAACCATTCATTTTTTATTCTTTCTAAACTAAAATAATTATGCAGACTGCATTCATAATCCATATTGCAATTATCTATTTTATATATTAATTCCAAATTACAGTTAGATGTTTCTAGTTGTTTAATTCTTCTTTTTAGATTTCTAGTAAATCCAATTTTAACTAGATCAGCAGACGTATCTAATATAAAATAGACTGTTCCATTTTTATTATTCATTTATGTGTCCTTGCTTTTATGTTTATTTTTATCTTTATAAAATTTTTCAAAATTGCATATATGATTTTGATCATATTCTTCTAATAACTCTATAATTTCTTTTTTTGAAATATTATTCAATGTTTCTTTGAATTTACTTGAATATAAGGGACTTAATCTTGTTGACTTTATAAAAAAACGTGTTTCTCCACAGTTCTTTATGTTATCTGAATACAAAATTATTTTTCTCCTTTCACTTTCTTCAAAAGATTTTTAACTTTATTATCTAAAAAATTAAAATCTTCTAAAGTAAATGATGTATTTATTACTTTAGATAATTTATTGTTATCTTTTTTACCATCAACATTGATTACTATATTAATTGGTCTTAAACTTACATCATTATATTTCTTAAGACTTTCAATATCTTTAGCCATTCTTACTATATATTTTGAAAAAATTATATCGTCATTTTCTTGCAGTATAAACAAACTTTCATCATGAAATTTAGTCAATATCATTTTCGCAATTTCTAATCCTTCTATTTTACCTTGAGTAATTAAACGAAAATCTCTATCAATATTGTCAACATACTCTTTATTATTAGCTTTATATGAATCTATCGTTTGATTTAATAAATCAACACACTCATTTATACAATCTCTCATTTTCATCCCCCTCTTGATTTATCAAATATCCTTTCCTATTTAAAGTTTTTCTGATTCTTTTAATTTTTTAATTACTGCTTCAGCAAGACTATGAGAATCTTTTTTACTCTCTATGTTTATAGTTATATTAATTGGTCTTTCTCCTTTAAAAATGTTATTGTTGGAGCTTATTTTACCTAACTTTTCTACAAACTTTTGTAATTTAATATATTCTTCCTTTGACATTGTACTTTCTAGCACTGAATATTCGAATTCTTGAATTATTTTATCTAATAATTTTTCGCTAACAATACCACCATTCATGCTCACCTTCACTTCAACCCCTATCAAATTATTTTATATAAAATCTTTGTTTTATACCTATTCTTCTGAAGGCAGCTCACTATCTTTTGCTATTCTAATTGATAAGCCTTCCATATTTAAATGATTTCTTAATACTTCTGTTAAATTATAAACTTTTGTCTCATCTTTACTATATTCAGTAACCGTAAATATTCCGTCTTCCTCTGTAATTTCAGCATTTTTAAAAGTTGTATTTAATGATTGTTTTGCCATTTATAAAATCTCTCCTTTAAAAATATT